AGCACCTGTAGCAAGGCCGATAGCAGATTTATGGTAAGCATGACAATCTCTAGTTGTACTAGATAGTGTCAATCCTGAATGTGTGAAGAATAAGAACCCTAACCATCTCTTAGCAGTCATACCACCTGAGTAAGGTAGTTCGCTTTCGCCAACATATTCCGCTCTTGAGAATTGGTCTAGTTGTAACAAGTCAGCCCATCCAGCAGGTGATACTACAAAATATCTTTGACCATCATCTGGAACATCAGCTTCGCCAAATGTTTCATATGTTGTCAACGCTTTTGCAAGTGTCAATGCCGCAGAACCATGCGCTATGTTTGCAGAGTTTGAACCTGCATCTAATACGTCAATGATTAATTGGTCTGTTTGTCTACCTAAAGCTGCCGCAGCAGATTGAGCTAGAACTTGTCTTTCGTCTATGTTTGTTTTTAACTCATCTAGTGTATCAACATAATCACTTGCATAGAAATCAGCTAGTGTTACATCTACTGTACTGTGTGAGATGTCCATTGTTGGAACTTCAGCATGACGGTTTTTAGTAACGGCTGTACCTTTCCCTACTTTTTGGAAACGAGCTTGGCTACCTTTTACATTTTTTGTCTGCCTTACAGTATTCGCTAATTTAGAACCCATACGTTGATATGCCATATGAACTTCTGCTTCAAACTGTTTAATAAAGGCAGTTGATATTGATGTACTCATCTTTTATCTCCTGTTCAATTAAATTAAAATTTCACAGTTGTCCTTTATCCTTCAATTCGGTTGTCCATTTAGGGCCTATTTCCGACATAATGGGCTGTATATCTATATCTACCTTTGGTAGATGCTTATAAAAGTAATACATTTCTATGTCATTTACAAGCATTGGTTGCTCTGCAAAGGTATATTTTTGCCATTTTAACCATTTTATACTGCGTTTATGCTCATTTATTATAAAATTAAACAAAAAAGTATAGTGAGATTCTAAGTATGTAAGCCATCTTATATTGCCTTGTAAAAAAAATCTTTTGTGTTTATGTAATAAATCACTAGCTAAAAACCATACGGCTGCTTTATATGGATTTGTTTTGCTAACAGGCATTGCTCCCCATATTGCTACTACTTCATCTGTATCTTTTTCAAAAATAGTAAAGCTATGTGTATTTGGTCTGTTATATCTAAATGGATTAATGAGGGCAGTAAGCGGATCTACCCCCATTACAGCTAGTTCATATTTATCTAACTGTTGTAGATTTGGTGCTAATCTAAAACAATCATCAGGGATTGTTTTTTCTACATATAGCATTATTTCGTTAACATTCTAAATGCTGCATCTACTTTTGCTACATATGCCTCATCTCTAAAACGAGGATCATAATATCTTTTGTCTGTCATCATTGCTCTAGCATCTGCCATTGTAAGTTGTTTTTCAGGCTGTGAATATTGCTCTGATCTTACACCTGATCTACCCATTTCCATCATTCTTTCAAGTGCTTGTATACCTTGTGCAGATGTTCCTAATGAATATTGAATAGCTTCAAATTCTTCTGGTGGAAAATTCTTACCAGCCCAAGCATTAACAGCTTCTACTCTTGAAGCTGCATTTTCACCTAATGCGTTCATTTCTGCATCAATGTCAGGTTGTTGCGACTGCATCATTTCTACATAAGTATTAATACCAGCATCATATTCCTCTTGTGTAAATCCATTTTCTTTGGCAATACCACCCCACCATTCTGTCATTGGATTTTCATTAACCATTTCTTCAGTAATGCCTTCTGGTAAAGCAGGTAACTCATACGCTTCTGGTACATTTTCTGCATGTTCATTAGCAAGTTCTTCTATTAACTTTTCTTTAATAGTTTCTTCTTTACCACCAACATAAGTCTCAAGTTGTGTATATGACTTCGCCATTTCATCAGCATCAACCTTGCCTTCTTTCCAAAACTTTTCAGGTATATGCTCTGGTCGTTCTTCTTGAGGTACTTCATTTTCAGGTACTTCATCTAGTATTTCTTGCTCTGTAATTTCTTCAGCCATTGTTACTGTCCTCCACTATTTTTTGTGATTGTCCTTTGTTGCTTCTGCGTTGTATTAAACCTACAACATAGCGTTGTCCTTCTATATGTCGTAGTTGATGATCAGATACTTCTGGTCCTGCTACGGTTTCAATCGTAATAGACCTTAAATAATTTAAAAATGTTTTACCTGCATCTGATGTGAATAATGCTCTTGCTACTGCGTTAAGTGCTTCTTCTTGGTCTGGCGTTCTTTCCATACCATCAAGCCCTATTAACGTTTTGACTTTCTTTTCTGCCATGCTACACCTCATGTTGTTACAAATGTTTCACATGAAACATTGAGGAAGCAAAGGTACTTTCATCATTAACTGTTGTGGGGGTTAAATGTGCTTTACTTCCCACTACGATAGTATTAAATTGTTACCGAAAGTCAAGGACTTATTGAGATAATTCTTCTGGCACTTCTATACCACCTGATGCATTTTGCATCTGTTGCATCTGTTGCATTTGTTGCATTTGTTGCATCATGGTTGCCATTTCTTCTTTTGATCTAATTAGTTCTTCAGGTATACCTAATTTTTTGGCTATAAATTTAGCAACCTCATCTTGTTTAATCATGGCATTTAGTAATTGTGGCCCTACTCTGCCTTGTATTAAACCTAAGAATCTATCTATGTTTACTACATCTGATTGATATTGTGCTTGTGCCAATGGACTACTTGATTTAATTTGTACTTCTCTGCCGTTAACAACTGGCACATCTATACGACCTTGTTTTTTTAAGATATAAATTACTCTTGCAAGTACAGGATTAACTAACTCTGCTTGTAATCTGCCAAACGCAGCACCTATTTGCCTGGACAAGTCTGCTTGTCTTTCTGCTACTTCTGTTGCAGACATAGGAGTTTTTTCATTTGGATTACCTAACATGTCATTGTATAACGCTTTTTTAATATTCGTTCTCATATCTCGTAACACAAGATCCGATACATTAAAATTACCTGCTTGTGCAATAGGCTGTAAGCCTGCGCTACCTGCTGCTTTCGGAATTACTGTACCTGGAATAAGTGCAATGTTGTCAACATTAATGACTCCATCATCTTCCACTTGATACATACCAGATATACTCATTTGTGCGTTTTCTAATATTAGTTCAACAACTAAATTAGACGTTTTTATTGCAGGCAACGCAAACTGTAATGGTCCTCTGCCATATGTTTCTCCTGAACATTTAGACCATCTGTATACAATGTATGGATTACTACCTAATCCTTTATATTCTTCATCATATACTTTGTGTTCATATTCTTCTGCTATAGCACAAAAAATATTTACTTCTTCTTTTGTTTCAGAATAATCACGATACACAGATTCAACTATCTTAATTTCCTTGTCGGGATTGGCTTCCATATCCATAGCCATTTTGTCATTTAAGATTGGTTTACTATATGCAAACATAAGTTCTTTTAATTTCATTTTGCGTGTACGATAAACTGCATCTACTCTATCATCATGACCACTTGTCAAACATACTTGTGGTAATGGAATAGCTTTAAATCTTATTGGTTGAACCGCATCGCCTTCTTCAACTAATAAAACTCCTGTTCCTAAAGCTATATCTAAAAATGTTTCATGTACTTCTTGTGAGAAGTTTGAGTTTTGCAATACTTCAAATACATATTCAGTTATTTCATCTAATGCTAAGTTAGTTTCTTTTTGTTGTTCTTTTGGTACTTCTGTACCTGCTACAAACTCAGCCCATCTTGCATAGTTAGGCACAATACCTGACTGCAATCTACTGGCAAACTCTTGTACGCCTACTACAGCAGTCTCATCAAAGATATGATCAGTTCTTCTTCGGCCTGGAGTTTCTGCAAAAAATGATTCTCTTTGTGGTAAAGCATATTCATAACATTCTTCAAAAACAGATGTCCATTGATCTTTAATAGTTTTAGCATGTTTGTATCTAGCTAATATTTTTTTAACTGGATCTTGTATTTGTTGTACATTTGCTTGTGGTGCAGATTCAATCATTTATGCTCCTAAAATACTTTTGCTTTTATATTGATCTTGTAATTCAAAACCACTACCACCTTTTCTTTTTCCTGTTAACAGACTTCTACGCCCTCGTCTACCTGCTGCAATAGCCATTGACATTTCTGCTTGTTCAGCTTTTATTTGTTCAGCAGTTCGTCTTTCTTCTTTTAATGCTTCTGCACTTCTACGCCTTGATGCTTCTCTTGCATCTAATTCTTCTTGAGATGGTCCAGGTATTTTTGAACTAGGTCCGCACATTATCTGTTTCTCCTATCATGAATATTACGCTTTGGCTTCACAGTATAAACATCAAAAGCTCGTTTTGCTACAAAAGGTTTACTTGTCTTTCCTCCAAGCACTAAACTTCTCCCTTCTCCTGCACCTAACAATAAATACTGTAAGGCATCATGTATGTGTGAAAACCTATTCTTGTTTGGCTTTTCATCATAGCGCTCACCACTTGTTTGGATACGCTTGTAATGATAGCCACCACTAAATCCTTTTATCAAGTTAATACATTTTGGATCAATTAACAAGCCTGATTCTCCATCTGTCATTCTGGTTAATGTAGCATTAACTGCTTCTAATCGTATTAATACATCATTTGAAGGTGCTGGTCTAGCATTAATTCCTTTACTTCTAAGTATTTGAAAGGGTGTTGCTTCATCTGTTTGCACTCTATGATCTCCTGCTGGATCACCAAAAATATGAAAAGTGCGTGGCATATACAAAGACATATGCTGTTTTAATAAATCAGAATATCTTACAATACCCATGTCCTCCGCTACCAACTCATCCAGTATTACCCATCTACCTCGTATGCGTTGAGCAAACACACACGCTGGAGTTAAACCAAAATCTATTCCCATATAGATTGGCAATTTATCTGCTACCAAACAATCACTTCTAGCTACATGCACATCATGTCTAAAGGAATCATAAACAGGTTTACCATCTTCTATTAGTCCTAATTTGTTAAGTACATACACATCAATCCATGATTTAGTCTTACCTCTAATAATATTTGGATAATAATTAGGTGTAAGGTTATCTATATTTTCTGCTTCATCATTGCGTTCATATCTATCTACTATTTTATCTTTGCCTATAATTTCTTCCATTGCTGGTGGTTGATTAAAGAAAGTCCAGTTATCAGGTTTGACTAACATCTTCGCTTCTTGCTTGGTGAGGTAGTCTGGCAATACAGTCTCCCCTGCAAGAATAGGCCACCAATGTTCAGTATCAGGAGCATTGGTATCACAAATAACGCCATACCAGCTAGGACCACCATCACGCATAGACGGATAACGGCCAACACGCATAGTACAAGCATCGATAATAGATTTTGGAATTTCTCTTGCTTCATTAACCCATACTCCTGTAAGTTCAAGGGATAACAGTTTCTTGACATCTTCTGGTCTATCTAATGCTAAGAAGATTACTTCTAACTCTATATCCCCTTTTTTAATCATGTGCGTAAAAGGTACGCTATATAAAAACTTACCCCATTCTTCTTCTGGAAACCAGTCCAGCCAAGTCTTAATGGTAGTAGTTTTAAGTTGTGGATTGGTATTTCTTATGACCGCCCATCTGCTTTTCCTTATACCTTCTGCATTGGGTTCTTGGGCTAATGCTCTGCGCAATATCTCTATGCAACATGAGACTGATTTACCAGATCCTACTGGTCCACGCAATCCACGAAAAAAACTATCGTCTTTCATAAACTCCTTAACAATAGGACCTGGTGCTTTATAGTTGAGAGATGCCATACTTGACCGCTAACTCATAGAGTTTCTCTACTGCTTGTGGCGACATAGCTGCAAGTATTCTATCTGCTTCCATATCAGTTACAAAGTCTTTAGGGTAATGTTTCATGTGCTGAGTCTTAACTACGACACGCACTTTATTCCATTGTTCTTTGCTGTATACATTTGGGTTTACTACATCTTTAGGTACATTAGTCCAGCCATTATTCATACTTTTCGTTCCTCTCTGTAAAGTGGATTACGCTCATCCATACCAAGACCATCTAGTCTTGCATCGTAGTCAGGGTTTGTGCTATCTATTGCATTGGCATGATTATCTTTTGGATCGTATATTTTTTTTACTTTTTGAAATAACCTTGATATTCTATTAGCTCGGTTATATGCTTGTTTTTTACTCGCCCAATCACTATCTAACATTTCTATTGATGCTTCCATATAGTTATTATTTTTAATAAATTCTATTGTTTTTTCAAATTTAGACAATTTTGTTTTGCCTAATTGAAAAGCCATATTAGAAAATCCTTCTAGTATTTCAGGCGGATGATCTTCACCAATTAAACTTTTTGCATCTTGTATGGCAATAGCCATATCTTTATCTAATAGTTGATTAAAAAAAATTTTTGCTTCTTTATCTATATCTTGTCCATCAAAACCACCATCGCTAAATATAGGTATATCATCTGTTGATAAAACTCTATGACCATAACCTATGGTTGATTGGCCTAACGAATCTTCGTATACATTAGAACGATATCCTTCATCTGATTTTAATTGTTTTTTTAATCTTTCGTAGTCCATTAAACTACCTGCTGGTTATAAATAATTTCTTTGGCCATCTTTTCTGCATCTGCCTGACTATGACCTTTAATCATTTTGTATTCTACATACTGATCGTACTGTCTTTTTTTGTCATCATCACGCATTTTTTTTTCACTAGCCATCATAATAGAGGCACGTTGATTGGCTTTGTCCATCTTAGTAAGTTTCTTTTTTGGTGTACCTAATGGTTTTACTTTTGGCATACTACCTCCTAGCAGTTCCAGGCTCTTAGTGATTTATTAATTCTTGATTGTGGATCTCTTGCAGTTTTAGCTGATGTAAGTTTACGCTTCATGCCTTTCATTCTAGCGCAGAAGGAACTACGCCTAGCTTTATCTCGATTGCTTTTAGGTTTAGGTGCAGGAGGTTTTAAATTACCACCTGTTGCTCTATTGTAACTCCGTCTACCTTTAGCATTAAGGCCACCTTTAGGGTTCTTGCCTTCTTTTCTAGTCCAGGCTTCTGTCATTAATACTTAATTTTCTTTGGCTTAGGTTGTTTCTTCTTCATCTTCTTCATGCTTGCTTCCTCATCTTCATTAGTTTATTGCGAACTGCCTTTGGCAATTCCTTCATGTGAAACAACTTCTTACTTGATTTTGTATGAGTCTTACCAGAATGTAAAGTACCATCTGCCATCTTGTGGTTAGCACCTGTAAACAACGAGCCGTCTTTAGTGTAATGTGGTACGCCTTTCATTTTCCTAATTTTCCTTTGTTATATCGGTTTGCCATTCTATTATATTTTGCTATATCACCTGTTTTTTTCATTAATCTAGTTTGTTTTACAACTGGATCAAAAGCACCATAAGTTCCATCACCACCTCCCATTTTATAATCATCGTCTGCTCTTTCAAGAGCATCCTCGCCTTTTTTCACTTCATCCTTATTCTTTTTTACTTTGTTAGCTTTATCAGATAAAAATTTCTTTTCAGTTTTCTTGCCACCTTTTTTCTTATACATCTTATAAGCTAACTTGGCTGCCTTTGCTGCTGCTGGGCCTAATATTTTTACGGCTGTCGCTACTGCTAGTATTGGTAATGCCATTATGTACTCCTATAGATTTTCCATATACATTCTGTCTGATCCAGACATTAAAGATTTTTTCTTTGCTTTCTTTAAGTCTCCATCCATTTCTTTTTTATTACTTAATTTTTTTAGTTTGGCTAGTTGTCTTTTAGATAATTGCTTCATAACCGCAGAACTTATGTTGCGTACGGCCGCAGGAATTGGTGATCCTAATGTTAAGCCCATAATAACATTACCTATGGTTTCTGCTTTCTTTTTAACACTTGCCGCACCTTCTGGATCTCTTTTAGCTGCTTTCTTCTCTTGCTCTAAAGTAGTTCTAAGCATAGTCTTTCTTTTTCTAGTTGGTTCTTGTGCCATTATGTACTCCTATATTTTTTGGTTTTACTTGCAATGTCTTTTGGCTGACTACTAAACTGCTTACCTTTGGCCGTATCTGCTCTCTTCTTAGCCGTAGTCTTAGCATATTCTTTTGCTGACAGTCTGGCAATAGCTTTCTTTGGTAGA